ATTTATTAGTGAACTCAGCAATCTCAAATTTGCCTGAATATACATCAAATGAATTGGCAACTTCATCATATTTGATGTTATTTAAAAATTCAAGATTAGCGTTTGCTAGGTTCTTGAAATTTAAGTTGGTCACGTCAATAATAGACGTAAGACTTGAATTACTTAATCGTTTTATAGATTCAATGTTTGAATAAACGGCCATCTTCGATTTACTTATTTTTTTTATTTATCTTACTAAATAAATAAAGCGATCGCCATAAATCAACGAGGTATGATCTTGGTAGAAGAATCTATCTCTGACCTGAGTGAAAGCTTCCCTCTGTTTATTAAACATTCTTTAAGTTCAGCATTTATCATTTTATTATCAGGATTATCAAGATAGCTTGAAATAACTTCATTTGCTCCACCGATATAATCGCAGTCCAATATTTTGGAAAATTTTATACGGTTATTTGAGTATATCGTGCACTCCTGAAGCTTAGAATTTAGGATAATACAATTTTCAAAAAGACAGTTTTTTACGTCTCCTTCTATCCTACAATCAAAAAATTCAACACCTTCAAGAAGTATACTTCTCTTTAATTCAACTCCTTTTATTTGTAAAACCTTTCTTGCGGTATCGAAATTTATGTGTCCTTCTGTGATTCCTCCGCCTATCACAAGTTTAAATATCTTTTCACGAATCATAGGAAAATTTGCTTCAAGAAGATAAGGTGATTGTTTTAAATCAACTGATAGTATAATATCTGGAAAAGCTGACTTAAATTTAAGCAGGTTTCTAGTAGAATCGATTCCTTTTCGAAAATCTGTAACTATTCCTGAAATTTTTATTTTTTCCTGATTAGAATAACTATAGTTTGAAGTTAGAGTATCGTATGCATGTTCAATAATAGAATTTAATGTTTCAACGGCTTCCTTTTTCTTTTTAGTATAATTTTTTCCAGAAATGTAATTTACAATTAGTTTACCTTCAGAAAGCTTTGAAAAATCAGTAGCAAAAAAGTCAGATTCAGGAAAAGCTAAATCGATAGAATTTCCTTTTTCAATAACTGATTCAGTAAGAACCATATCAAATAGCCTTCTAGGTTGAATATACTGTAAATGATTTTGGTAAAGCAGTCGATTCTCGTTTTCCGGCTGTGGCCATAACTCAAATAGTTTCTTTTCATCTAGGCTTATTAAATATTTAAGCTTATTTAATTTATCTAACCCATATGGAATGTCCAATTTTTTCTCATTAAGTTTTAAAGTAGTTGTTACTCTACAGCGTTCAGTAGTAAAACCAATTGCCTCTATTATATTAGATACTTTTAAATACATATGTACTGCATCTTGGTATGACATAAACCCAGTACTTAACTGCATTTCTTTATAACCGTTAGAATAAGTAGGTGCAAGTTTAAACACTTCATTGGTTGGAGTAAAGTCAGCTTTGACTTCTTTAAACCATTTAACTTTTTTACCAAGAGCTCTAGAAATCTTGGAAGCGGCATCCATTTTTCTTAATGGTGAAAAGAATTCAAAGCAAAATGATATGCTTGAGCTATCGTAAATACTCTTTTTATCTAATGATTTAAACATTTGGACAATTTGTTTATTTTATTTATCTACTGAGATCCTATAGCATGGTTTGAAGTATTATATTAAATTGTCTGAAATATCCAATAAAAGGATAAATAAAAATAAATAGTTTTGCTAATGGCAAATGTAACTGATCCGTTCAAAGTATTTAAACGTCTTAGCATATATGTTGAAGACATATTATCTCAATCAATAAATTACCTTACTTCTAAATATAATCAGAGCAAGGCAGTATTTACATCAGCCTCTCCATTTGGGCAGCTGTTATTAGTTGTTGAGAATCTTACACAATTAGTGTTTTTCTATATTGAAGATTCTATAACTGAACTAAACATCAATGAAGCAACTCGATTGACTTCAGTATATTCATTAGCGACTCTTACTGGACACAACCCAACTCGATCAGTATCAGCAGTTGGCGAGATTAGCTTATCAGCTAGCTCTCTTAGCGGAGTTCCCCCTACTGATTTTGTAATATTACCAAACTATTCTAGGATAAAATGTTTAAATAATGGATTGACTTATTTACTTGAGCTTCCACAAGATGAAATAAAATTTTCCTTAACTGGATCAAATAATGGATTTAAGATAGGAATTATTCAAGGAATTATTGAGTCCCAAACAGTTATTTCAAAAGGAGAGCCAATTGAAAGCTTTTCGATAGGTAGCCCACAAAATTATTACATTGATAATTTTAGAGTTAATGTTTTTGTGAATGGTGAAAGATGGAAAAAATATGAGTCGATTCTTGATATACCTAGGGGAGAGCCAGGATATATTATTAAAACTGGAATCACAAGCGGAGTTGATCTTTTCTTTGGAAATGGAAATTATGGAAAGATTCCTAGTAAAGGATCTGAAATAGTCGTAGAATACGTTATAAATGAGGGAATGAACGGCAACATATTGACTGAGGACATTAATAGTGTTAAATTTGAGTTTATTGATACTGGCTTTAGTTTATTAGGTGAGGAGATTGACTTAAATGAAAATATTTCAATAAAGACAACAAATCCTCCTTTCTTTGGAGCAAACTCAGAGGATTCTAAATTGACTAGGTTACTTGCACCAAAACAATCTAAAAGTTTTGCACTAGTAAACCCTGATCATTATGAAAGCGTATTAAAAAAGCTAAAAATGTTTTCTATTATTAATGTTTCACTTGATGAACTAGACAATAGAATGTTAAACTTATTTTTAGTACCAGACATAAGAAAAACTTTTGCTACTCCACAAGAATATTTTAATACTGATGTAAATAGATTTATATTAACTGATTATCAAAAAAATAAGCTATTACAATATATTGAAAAGAGCGGAAGTAAACTTATTTCAACTGAGATCCAAATGATTGATCCGATTCCTACTTTTTATGTCATAAATACTGCAATAATCGTGTTTGATGATGTTTCGATCGACATAATTAAAAGAGACATATTAAATTCAATTGGAAATTATTTTATCCAAAATACTAGACTTACTAGAATTCCAAAAAGTGATTTAATTAAATTAATAGAGGAAGTAAACGGAGTTGATTCAGTATCAATCTATATTATATCTAGAAATAATGAGATCTCTAAAACTCAAAACCAATCAGCGGTAGATATTGGATTAGACGAATTTAATGATATAATAGTTGGAGTAAATGAACTTCCTATAATTAGAGGAGGGTTTAGTGACAGATACGGAAACGTATACTCTTCTGGAATAGTTGAAGATTCACTCGGGCCAGTAAATATTCAAATAAAATCAATAGTACCTCGACCTAAAAACTAAAACTATATTACTATGGTAAAAGACAGCATATATCGACCAATTTACGAAAGAAAAGAAAAACGTAGAAATGTCGGCTTTGATTATAAGGGACAGATCCTAAAAAGATCTCTTTCTTCGCAAATGTTTGGAGCACATCCATTATTGGATTATCTTATAGAACAAGTTGAAAAAATAGTATATGAATGGGCTGAGGCAGTTAAACAAATTAAAATCTCAGCTAATCCAGCACTAGACAAATACGAGAACAAAATTAGATAAGATGGCAGCCAATAAATCAGGAATGAGTCGAGAGAATCGAGCTCACCTAAAGGATGAGATACAGTCATTATTAAGTTCTATTGGAACAGAATCACATAATGATCTAGTTGTGGATACTGAGATTTCTGAAAAAACTCGCCCTGAAAGTCCATACGACTTTGAGGAGATGAGTAACCAATTTACAGTAAAAGCTAGAGAAATAACTGATTCATTATTTAAAAATTTTGTAGACATAGGGTTATTTGAAAAAAATGATTATGCTAGACATAAAAAGGAACTTGATACTATTAATATTTCAAACCTTTTCTTTCAATTAAAAACTATTAAGATTACTATAATTAAGGTGATGGAAGAAATTACTTCCGGTAATACTCACCCTCGATTAATTGAAGTAATGGGCCAATTGCAAGATAAGATGGCGTCAATTACTAAGATGCAGGCAAACTATGTCCTATTTCTTGAAGATACTTATCGTCAATTAAATTCAGCACCTCCAGCAAACCCAGATGATGAGACTGTTAATTCTAGTTCAAACGAAGGTCAATTCTTTATTACAGTTGGAACAAAAAATGTAATTAGTAGTTTACCAGATGAAGATAAAACAGATGAGATTAGAGTACCTACAGGAAGTCTAATTGACCCATCTAAAAAATCAGACTTAATGAGAGAGCGCAATATACAGATAACTGATGATGAAGGTGGAGATGACTTTATGGACATTACTGAAATAATTTAATTATATGAAGGACGTCATGACAAATGGTGGCGCCTTTAGCCACCGCAAGCTATCAAATTTATCCGGATCTTCTGAAGATACGAATACTTCAATCTGGACAACTATTAGAATTAATAAGCTACTTGATGATATTGAAAACGATGGATTTGATATTAAAGGACTACATAATTCCCCATTTAAAGATAATGATATTAACTTAAAGAGGGGTAATCTACCATTTGAGTATACACCAGAAGAGTGGGAAGAACTTAAGAAGTGTAAAGCCGACATAATATATTTTGCAATAAACTATTGTAGGATTCAAACAGGCGATGGTATTCAACTAATTAGGGATACACCAGGACTTAGAGATTTCCAAGAAGAAATTCTTCTCTCTTTTAAGGGAAATAAATTTAATATCTTAATGGCAAGTCGTCAAACTGGTAAATCAGTTACGTCCGCTATCTTTATCTTATGGTATTTACTATTTAATTCTGATAAAACTGCATTAATCGTAGCCGATAATTTTACAACAACTCGAGAATTATTAGATAAGTTTAGAATATGTTTAGACGGGCTGCCTTTTTTTATGAAACCTGGAATCAAACATATTAACTCTGGAAATATTAAGTTTGATAATGATAGTCGTGTTGTCGGTAGAACAACCACTAAAAAATCAGGTATCGGTCTCTCAGTAAACGTCTTATACATAGATGAGTTTGCGCATATTGATGAGGCAAAACTAGACGAATTTTATCGAGCAATCTTACCTACAATCACAGCCGATCCGAATGCTAAGGTAATTATTACATCTACTCCAAATGGAAAAAATAAATTCTATGATATTTGGGTGGATGCGGTCGCAGGAAAAAGCGACTATGTTCCATTAAGAGTAGATTGGTGGCAAGTAAAAGGTAGAGATGAAGCTTGGAAACATGCAGTAATTGCTAACATGGGATCAGTTGAAGATTTTAATCAGGAATATGGATTACAGTTTTTCTCGTCAGACCAATTATTATTAAATTCTAATGAATTAAAGAGACTTTATAATATTAAAGAAGATTATCAAAACACAACATTTATTTTACCTGAAGAAAAGCAGTGGATAAATGAATGCCTCACGGTTCATCCAAATTATGCAAAAAGAACTATTATTGATTATAAAAATGATAGGTCAAAATATGTATTTTCCATAGATACCGCAGATGGCACCGGTGGAGACTATTCAGTCTTAAACATATATAAAATTGCATGTCTTCCAGTAAGGGAACTTTTAAAAAAGAAGGAGGCGATCCGTAATGAGATTGACACCACATCTCTAGTTCAAGTTGCAACTTTTAGAACAAACGAATATGATATAAATGATTTTGCAGCAGGTGTCGAATTTATAACATACGATTTATTTAATTCCGAAAACGTTAGAATTGTTCTTGAAATGAATCATAAGGGAGAAATAATAAAGAATCGACTTGAAGGAAATGAGGCATATTGGTCATCTCAATTAGTGCATACTAAGCATACTGAAATGGCAGTAACAGTAAAACCTGGACTTCGCCTTGGGCCTACTAACAAAGTAAGATATTGTGAAAAGTTTAAATATTTTGTGGAAGTAAAAAAGATTATCCCAAATGATTTCTTAACAGTAATGGAGCTAATGGCATTTGGTAAAACTAAAGGCGGGTCGTATCGTGGTCAAAACGGAAATGATGACTTAGCAATGACTTGTGTTAACTTGGCGCCAGCCTTAGAGTCAAATCAGTTATGGGAATTATCAATTGAGACATATGAAGCTTCGTCCATCGAATATAGGCGTGAAGTAGAAGAAAAGATATTTAGCCTATTTAGGACTGGTGGAAATAAGCCAGCCTATGATTATGATGCTTTAAAGAAAATGAATAACTCTAATCTTAATTCAGCAGAGGATAATTCAGTTAGGAGACATGTATTTGATCTTGAATCTTTGGAAAAAATGAAAGAAATTCAGAATAGATTTTTTAAAACTTAAAAACCTTTTAGTATAATAATATCAAATATATTGTATAATTGATAAAAGTTATGAAAACTCTTAGATTTAGCGGTGATATTGGGTTAGACGAAGTCTTTACTCGACATAAAATAGAGATTTACGATAATCTCTTAAAATCAATTAAGGAAAATTATCAGGATTCTAAACATTCTGAGGTAACGGTTGTTAGGATCTCAATCAATTCAACCGACTATACAATAAATTTAGCTAGAGAAAAGTTTATAAGTGGATTAGAGGGAGCAATCTCCTTTTATGAAGCATGTGAAGAATATGAAAAGTGCGCAGAGTGCTTGAAAATAATAAATGCCCTTAAAAAAACCACTGAAATTAAATTATGAGTTATGAATCAACTAACGCTAAGATCAATGAAAGAATTCAAGAGATTTCTGAAAAAATATTAAGAAAAGAAAGCACTGCTCGTGAAACCAATGAACTAGCTTCTTTAATTTATCCAAAGTTAAAATATTACATTTGGAAGTTTTGTAAAAATGAGTTTGATACTGAGGAAGCTTTACAGTTTACCTTAAAGAAAATTTTTAAAAATATTCAACAGTTTGACTTTATAAAAGGACGATTCACCACGTGGATCTATACTATTGCTAGAAATGAGACTCTTTTGTATTTACATTTACAAAAGAAAAATTCTCATTATGATATAGATACTCTTTATTCAAAGATAGATCGACCTGATGATTTTGAAAATGGTGAAAATTTTGAAGATATTGATTCGATTTATCAAAAAACAGTTGATGAGATTTTATTAATTAACGATCCTTTGTTAAAAAACATAGCGATTGATAAAATGATAAAAAACAAAAAAGTAAAACAGATTGCACTTGATTATGAAATCAATGAAAATACTGTAAAAACTAAGCTTAGGAAGATAAGAGCAGATATTAAAGTTTCTGTGTTATCTAAAAATCCTCAATTTGAAGAAAAAATAAAAAATATTTTATGATACTTAATTATGTGTCACCAATTAAGGTGTATAAAAGACTTGCCGGAAACATTGAAGAACTATTACATTATTCCAAATTTAGAAAGATAATACTTGAGCTTAATAAATCAGGTAAATTAGATGAAGCTGGAATAAAAGTTGATGAAAACTCTAATATGTATATTGGAGTAGATTTGAACCCAGAACTTTTGAACTAAGGAAGGGATACTTGATTCAATTAAATTGGAATATGAAAGAGTACTAACTGATTCTTTTTATGGATATGTTTTGCAAATAGGATATAACTTTAAACGATATAAGAGAGCTCATTTAATCTATGACACCTCATATTTTTTACTAATCGCTACTGGATTAGCGTTTTTTGCAAAAGCATTAATGTAATATATAATAAAAAAGAACTATTCATGAAAAGACTTAATGATTTTTTAGAAAAAAACTATTCAAAGATAGTATTGATTTTTATAGTATTGATTTTTATTAATACTTGTGGAAATCCAACTAAATCTCTCACAAAGAAAGTAGATAGGTTATCACACAAAATTGATTCATTAGAAGCAATAACTGTAACTAAAAAAGAACTTAAAATTGAGGGTTTATACTCTGAAAAAAGAATGATTCAATCAACTGATAGAAAATTATTAGATGTGAATCGTCAATCTGAGATAGACAAAGAGATCTTAGAATTAGAAAAATAATAATTTTTAAATGAATAATTGGATACGCAGAAACACAGAATCCCTTATTAGGGCAGCATTCTTAATCCCTATTTTATCAGTTGCAGCAATTTCAATATCGCACGTAGTTAGCTGGTATGACTTAGCAAATCCTATGAGTTGGGCAATATATTTATCAATTGCTGTAGAAATTGCAGCAATGTCAGCGATAGCCGCATCATCAGTTAAAGTAAAAGGATTTTCAGTATGGTTCGTATTTATTATTGTTACATTAATTCAATTTATCGGTAACATATATTTTAGCTATACTGAGATCGATGTTACGTCTAACCATTTTAAAGACTGGTCAGAATTAACCCTTCCTTTATTTGATTCATTTAGTGATACTGGTGATATGGTAGCGCAAAGAAGATTACTTGCATTATTGGAAGGTGGTCTTCTTCCTTTAATTTCATTAACGTGTCTTCATTTCTTTATTAAGTATGGAGACCGAGATTCAAAAACGTCGTTAATTGAAGAAGCGATTGAAGAAATTAGTGAAGATACTGGATTAGACCAAGAAGAAGTATTGGAAAAAATAGAAGAAGTTTTAGAACAAACCCAGGCTGACTCTATTTTTAAAGAGCAAAATGAGTATAATCGACCTTTATCAGATACACAAGTTGTATTTATTGATTCTATTTCAAAGGATGAAACTGAATCGACTCTACCAAAAAAGCAGGTTGAACTAACCCCACAAGATATTGAAGGCCGTTCTTTTTTCTCAGGGTCAAACATTCATTAATATAGAATAAGTAGAGCGGTTCGTAAATAAATAATAAAAAATATTTACGAATGGCTCCTATGTTAAATGATATATGCGATTGCTGCGGTGGATCAGAAAGCCAGGAAATACTTCAGTTATTTGATGGAAAGTATTTCGGAATAGTTGACGGTAAAAATGTAAATGAGAAATTTGCAGGATTAAATTTAGAATCATCTGGCGGGACCCATGAAATTTTTAATAATAATTTACCAGTACCTCTATTGACTCTTCAGAGCGGTAAGGCATACGCTAGAGGAATACTTCTTAAGATAACATATCCAACTAATGACTCAAATTCAGAAGAAGTTTTAATTAGCGATAAGAATGTAACTCTTACTATTGAAACATTTGATGGAATATCTACAGATTATCCACTATATAATTTCTTTGCTATTTTTAGTAACCCTAAATCAAATGATCCAAGTAAAGTAATAAATAAAATAGAGATCACAAATCTAAATACTGATTATGCGATTCGAATATCTGCGTTGATCTTATTTGGAAACGCATTATAAAAAAATTAAGATAATGAATTACGCAACTGAAATAATTAAATTAGAAGCAGGAGTTAATTATGCTCCAACTTTTGTTAGGACAGATAATCGTAGATTAGCTAGTGAATCTACTTCCTTGGGGTATCATCAAATAGGAGAATTACAACAATATGGAAATGCAAAAGGTCCCATTTTTAAATTAGAATTTGTTAGTTTACCTGGATTAGCATATTCAGCAACTCATATAAAAATATGGGGAATTGATAATGATGATACTAATGCTCCAATTTATCCAATTACTTACTTATCTTCAAATGGTAAAATAATTGATGTATATTTAAAGAAATTTATTTTTTGCGATTCTGAAGGCAATGAAGTTGAAGTACTCAATGGATATACTGTTATAGGATATAAAAGACACGCAATGCCTAATTCATATTTATGATAAAGATAGAAAGACTTAATGAATGGTCAAATGGAGGCGCGATGACTAGCGGAAATTTTGCTAAGAACCTTCCATTTTATGGGACTAGGGGAGATTTTAATTTTACTATGAGTAGAAGCCAATTTACTCCAGGAATATCGATATCTCAAGCTCCTTTAACTGATATGTCAATTAAAGGAGATCCTGGGGCATCCCCATTTGATTTACAGGTTAGTAAATTTAGATTTTATTATAAGCCCGGAGACAGAGTCAGAGGAATGATAGTAAACTCTTCAGTTAATTCCAAAAATGGAAAAATGATGGTAGGTAAACTTCATAAGATTGTACCGGACTATTCAACTAATACTATTAGGGCATGGATAAAAAATCCATCTACTCTAGAATCAATTGAGATATACATAGATACAATTGAAAGAATCTATGAATCTACTATAAAAGCATTAGGCTTTTCTCAATTTATTAATTCATAATTAATTGATATTGATCTCTAATTTCTTGAGGGATTGTCTCAGTATATTGAAATATGTGATATAAAATAGGTGTTTGTTCA